CGATATTATAGGTTACGACCTAGCTAACATCGTGAAGTACATTAGCATTGTTTTAGGATTCCTCACAGGTTCACGCACTACGTCCGTGATCAAACAGGCCGAGGCTGAGGCCGAAGATTGTTAGACGTTTGTCTTCATTTTCATAGTGTTTTGGTTGATTTTACATGGCTCCTAAAAGTAGGGGCCATTTTTTTTTAAATTATTTTGAAAATAAATAATAAAAAAGTTTTTTTATTCTATAGATGGTGTATCTTTACACTATCAAATTAATCAAAAACACAATATCATGACAATTGAATACAGAAACGAAGAAATCACAGTTACACAGTTAGTAACAATTATACGTGATCTTGCTGAATCTTGCGCTAATGGTTGCGGTTCACTTTACAGAAATCTTACAATCAGCAATGACGATGTTAGCGTTGATGTTAAGTTACGAGTTTCAGATCATTTTCCAAATCCTGCTCGTGTTTATGACAATAACACATTGTCTTTTGCATTGCCAGACGCTGTTGTACACGTTGGTACTCACAGACGTGGTTTTATGTTTCTTGATAACGATTATCAATACGATGACTGCTACCAAACCATTGAGTACATTGTTGAGGATTATCTTGATTCATGTTTAATTTTCGCTTAAATCATGAAGACATTCACCTACCAAGACAAGACCATTACCATCACACCATTACCGTTTAACCTGTACATGGTTACTGATGGTAACCATGTAAATTATACCTGCAATGTCGGAATGTATAACGCTGCCGACACTGATAATGCGCAGCAGTATTTTTATAACATAATAAATAAATAACAAATGGAAGACATCATGATTACCCTATGGATTGGCCTCATGGCCGTATGCGTAGTATTGGTCCCGGTTGGGATAGTAAAGACATTGAATCAGATTAAAAAGGATTACGATGATCAGTATAAACGAAGATAGATATACAATCCTATCATACGATTACGCTGCCCTGGACATCTTCATTGAGCCGAGCGAGCAGCCATGTTTTGATCACCTTTTTATCCTGTATGAAGACTACAGGAACCGAGACCGTGAAATAACATTTAGAATCTGTAACAATTAACCATGCAATTCAACAACCGACACTATGCCATTCCGGCCCTAATTGAAGACCTGGAGATGGCGATGGAAGACGAAATAGAGCAGGAAATAAAGAACGAGATTCAGCTGATGATCCACAGTCTTAATTTCGTTGACGCTCGAATCTTCAAGCTGGACTTATACCTGTCCGGGACAATCAGCACAAAATCATTTATTAATCAAATCAACCAAATCTATGAAACCAGTTCCGACAATCCAGGATCTTGTTGATCCGGATAAGCTGCACAAGCATGACCAATTAAAGACATTATTGAATCAACCACCACCACGCCAGTGGGTAAAGACAAACAAGTACGCCAACAATTCGGAGTACCTATCGATTGAGAAAATCGAATATCTTATGGATAAGATCTTCCAGGAGTGGAAGGTTGAAGTACTTGAATATCGCACGCTGTTTAATTCCATATCCGTATCTGTGCGCCTCCACTACGTTAACCCATTAACAGGCCAGTGGATGTATCACGATGGCGTAGGTGCCAAAGAACTGCAGACTATCGCAGCATCCGGACCATTGAAACAGGATTTTAGCAACATTAACAAAGGGGCCGTAGAGATGGCACTACCCATCGCCAAGACCGCAGCCATTAAAGACGCTGCCGATCACCTCGGTAAATTGTTTGGCCGTGACCTTAATCGTAAGGACACACTGGAGTACAAACAGACCTACCAACGGCCGGAGGATTCCATCGTAAAGGCGATCAAGTCAGCAACCACAGTACAGCAGTTAACACAGCTCAAAGACTACTGTGACACAGAGGCACTTATTGAATATTGGACCGCAAAAAATGAGGAGCTATGCAAGTGAGAATCCGATGCAGCGAATTGGGCCGGTTCATGACCGATTCCCGCAAGAAAGGCGAACTGTCAGAGACCTGCAAAACGCTGATGGTTGAGAAATACCTATACAACAAGTACAAGTACCGTGAACTGATAACCACAGAGCCAATGCGCAAGGGCATAGAGCTTGAGGCCGAAGCCATCGACATATGGCAGCAGTACATTAATGATGGTCAGGTGCGTATCAATTCCGCAGGCCGTGGTTATGCGTTCGGTTTTAATTCGGTAAATGATCAGACTCTGGGCCTCAATGACAAGTCTTACAGTTTTAAAAACGATTTTCTTTTCGGCACTCCAGACATCATCACTACCGATGCAGTCGAAGATATCAAGGTATCACAAAAATTGACAACATTTGTTACAGCCGAACTAACAACCGCCTACTGGTGGCAACTGATGGGGTATATGTGGCTGACTGGGCGCACGAAAGCACGCCTCATATACGTTATGATGCCTGATCCGGAATGGATGCAGGATGCACAGATTAACAGGCTTCGCTTCCAGGTCCATGCGGATGATCTTCAGCGATATGAAGAACAAATACTTCATAATGCAGACATAGCTACACAGATGCCGATTGATAAGCGTTGCCGGTTTTTTGAATTCGAATTCGACCAGTCGATAGTGTGTCGTATAAGTGACAGATATCGTGAAGCAATGGAGTTTTATGACACATTAAATTTTTGACGGATGTTACATAACGGTATCGGGCTTGGCGTAGTAGCCCTTAGTAGAAACTTAAAATTAACCACGACACTTGATAGGGCTATTACGCAAAACCCTTGTTATGTGCCGTTTTTATTCAGATTATGGCAGGATTAAATTACGGAAATTCATTTAGAAAAACTAAACGTAGAGATAAAACAGAACAAACTGTTGAAGGCGTTTCTTTTGGTGAAATAATAAAAAAATGGATAGTAAGAATTAAGATAAATAACAGACTATCATCAATAGGTGCTTATAATACAAAAGAAGAAGCCGATAATGTGTACGCTGTCCGAAAAAATGTCACATAACGTTCCCACGCTTGGCGAAGAAGCGGACTTGGAAGCACAAACTTTCAGTTTAGCAAAAATGCCAATAAGAAGCACGAATGTTCAATTTAGCAGTAAACTCGCTTTTTTGCCAAACGTGTGTTAGCACCAGTACTTTTCTTAATTAGTAACAATTTAAAATAAATAATAAAATGAATTACGACAGCAAAGCAGATACTCTACTGCACATTAAAAGAGTAGCAGAATTAATGACAAACGCATCAAGCGAATTGATTAGACGTGCAAATGTTCACGATAATTCAAAACTTGAAAGCCCTGAAAAGGAATTGTTTGACGAGTTTACACCTAAATTAAAAGGTTGCACTTATGGGTCAGATGAATACAAAGAGTATTTGAAAGAATTGAAAGTTGCACTTGACCACCATTATCAAAACAATTCTCATCATCCAGAATATTACGAAAATGGTGTAAACGGATTTGATTTGTTTGACCTTATTGAAATGTTTTTCGATTGGAAAGCGGCAGGAGAAAGACACGCAGACGGAAATATTTACAAGTCTATTGAGATTAATAGAGACCGTTTCAAATTGTCAGAACAGACCGTTGATATTTTCACTAATACCGCTAAACGTCTTGGTTGGTAGTATTGGTGCTAACATAGATATTGGCGCAATTAATAACATTTAAACAATCAACCAATGAACACAATACAATTCATGAACATACGGCTTGAGCGCAAGGCCATAAGTATACCAATGTTAATCAGAAAATTCAATTATGAAGGCTTGTACAAGCGTATGTACATGCTCCGGTACGACCGTAAGATGTACTACAAGGATATGCTAATTACCTGGGAGCTTTGGAATAAGGAAACATACTGGACCGCTAATGGTGTCCGTTATGACAACAAAATGAAGATGGCTTCCATGTTGGGCATTAACTACCACAGCGTGAAGTCACGCAAGGGCGATGAGTGGTATTTCAAAGGCATCCATTTTAGAAAGCATGAAAACATGACACTATGCACCGACACATCAGACCCGGAAGGCAAGCACATCGAACTTAAACATAAGCCAAGAGAAGTATTAGTACCAGTTGAATCTACATACGATGTGTACGATATTAATGGCATTAAATTGGTTCGTAAATTCCTTAATGGCAATTTGGTCAACACCTATGCATACGACCGGGGAGCGCAATACCTAAAGGCATGACACCAGACAACCGTAAGCGATTACACGACCTGTTAATGGAGCAATCCAAACGCAGGTATCCGAATCTTCCAGATCATGCACGACAGATCAAAATGCCATCAGATACAACGGCCAATGGATTGACACGATTAGTTATTATGTACATTAACGGCATCGGTGGTTTCGCAGAGCGCATCAACACAATGGGCCGAGTAATCGACAAGCGCAAGGCCGTAACAGACGTAGTAGGCCGACAGAAGACGATAGGCAGCATGACTTACATTCCGACCAGTGGCGTGCGTGGTTCTGCGGACATCTCGGCAATGTTCATGGGTAAGTCCTACAAGGTGGAAGTAAAAATAGGCAAGGACCGCCAGTCCATCCATCAGAAAGCATACCAGGAGAACATTGAGCGCACTGGTGGCGTATACCTGATTGTACGGTCTTTTGATGATTTTTTGGAGCAGTGGGATAAAAACGTAATATAATGAAAGAAGAATTTGTAAGCTACGAGCAGGCAGTAACTTTAAAAGAATTAGGTTTTGATGAGCCTTGTTTATTTGCCGCATACGATGGTGCAACTTTGCAAAGTATTTATAAAAAATTTATATCTGATTTGCCATATACTTTAGCACCGTTAAGACAACAAGTATTAAGATGGTTTAGGCAAAAATATGAGGATTATTTTTATATAAAAATGTCAGCACATCATTCATATTATATTAACTTAAACGATATAATGTATGGAGAATTTGAAACATACGAAGAGGCTGAAACCTTTTTAATTGATCAACTTATTAATATAGCAAGAAATGGCCAAAGCAATACATTGTGCGGTCGATGAATGATTTTTTGAAACAGTGGGAACGCTATAATAATGCTTAATAATTGATACATTAAGGCTAATATTGGCTAATAATGAATCATAAATTATACATAAATTTTCATGTGAAACGGTTTTTTGATTAGCACCCAGGCCCCGGTTAAAGTATCGGTGGCCTGGATCTTAGAAAAAGTGATTGCAATCATTTACAATCACTCAACAATCTTTTTATGTAACAATTAAAACCAATATAAAATGATAGATTACAATGACTTTTTAAACTCAAAAAAACATACTTTAAATGAGTATGGATTTGAAGCAAACTATATCCCGGATATAGCTTTTGATTTTCAAAAGTATATTATAGAAAAAGCCACAAAAAAGGGGCGCATGGCTATATTTGCCGATACCGGATTAGGTAAGACACTAATTCAGTTATCAATAGCAAATAACATAGTAAGGCACACTAACAAAAAAGTATTAATATTGACGCCGTTAGCAGTTGGTTTTCAGTTTATAAAAGAAGCTGAAAAACTTGGCATCAATGACGTGATTCAGACTTATAAAGGCGAAATTAACGGTAAAATTATTATCTGTAATTATGAGCGATTACATTATTTGAATAGCAGTGATTTTGTGGGCGTTATACTTGATGAATCCAGTATTTTAAAAAATTTTGATGGAAAAATTAAAAATAAGATTAATTCTTTTATACGTAAAGTTGAATATAGATTTTTAAGCACGGCAACACCTTCTCCCAATGATTTTATAGAATTAGGAACTTCAAGCGAAGCACTTGGATACATGGGATATATGGACATGCTTACAAAGTTTTTTAAAAATAATCAAAACTCAATTGACTCAACTAATAGAAATATAGGTGAAAAATATTACTTAAAACCACATGCTGAAAATGATTTCTTTGCCTGGGTCAATCAATGGTCAATTATGGTAAAGATGCCATCAGATTTAGGATTTAGTAATGACCGTTATAATCTATCGGAACTTATAATAAATAAGCACATCGTAAAGAATCAATCGTTAGTAGATCATAATGGGCAATATCTTTTATTTACTCCTATTGCTAAAAGCATGACTGAGGTAAGGCATGAGCAAAAGCAGACAGAAAATAAAAGATGTGAAAAAGCCATCGAATTAGCTAATGGTAAAACTTCTGTATATTGGTGTAATACCAATAATGAAAGCGATATATTAAAAAGAAATGATAGTGATGCCGTTGAGATTAAAGGGAGTCAATCTCTTGAAGAAAAAGAGGATATACTTATTTCTTTTGCTTCCGGAAATATAAAAAGGCTAATAACAAAAGCAAAAATGACATCTATGGGCCTTAATTGGCAACATTGCAACCATTCAGTTTTTTTTCCTACATGGTCATATGAACAATATTATCAGGCGATAAGAAGGTTCTGGAGGTTTGGGCAAACAAAAGACGTGTTTATTGATCTTATCATTTCAGATGGGCAAACCAGGGTAGTTGAGGCATTAGATCAAAAAAGAAAAAAGTCAATAGAACTATATGAAAATTTAGTCAATAATGTATCACGGCATTATTCAGATAAAAATGTAGATTTTAATAAACAATTCATAAAACCTAAATTTATTTAAAATGAGCGACGTTAAAGACCAATTAGTCACAGAAGATTTTGCAATCTATAATTCAGATTGTATGTATGTTATGCCATCAATAGATACCGAAAGTATTGATTTATGCATCTATTCACCACCATTTGCAGGACTTTATAATTATTCAAGTTCTCCTAATGATTTTAGCAATTGTGATAGTAAAGAGGATTTTTTAATCCAATATGAATTTTTAATTAAAGAATTGTCAAGAGTTACAAAGCCTGGTAGAATTAACGCAGTTCATTGCACGGATGTATTTGACAATTCTTGTAGATTGTGGGACTTCCCTCACGAAATAATTAGATTGCATGAAAAGTATGGTTTTGAATATCGTAATCGTATAACGATATGGAAAGAACCTTTAAAAGTTCGTATGCGCACAATGGTACAATCATTGATGCATAAGTTTATTGTTGAAGATAGTACCAAATGTTTTACTGCAATGCCTGATTATGTTTTGGTATTTACTAAAAAAGGTGAAAATCAAGTACCAGTTACACATCCTTTTGGAATTAACCATTATGCAGGCGAAACTCCTATACTTCCTAATATATTAAAAGCATGGAATAACGCTAATAATAGTAATTTAACATCAGATCAATTATGGAAGCATTTAAACAATATAAACGAATCCGATA